TTGCCCCTTTAACTTCAAACCCTGTCCCTCATTTCCCCAAATTGCACAAAAATAGTGTACCATACAGCGCAAAATTTGTGAACTATTACATGGTGCAAATGGTTGACAAAGTGCGACACATATGATATACTTGTATCAGAAACAAGGAAAGAGAGGTGATAAAGAACAAAGAAAAAACTTAAAAGATTTAAAGAAAAACACTTGACAAGGTACAAAGAACATGATATAATGAGTACATAAAGAAAAGTAAATAAGGTAGAAAAGAGGTAAAAGGTATGAAGAAACAAGAACAATTAAAAATCAATAAAATATGTGACGGCGTTTTTAATGCAGCTATGCGAGAGTTAAGACGGCAACTTTACGGCGGGTCAGAAAGATTGAGGTCATGCCAAGCGTGGGTATATGAGACTAAACACTTTTATATATTGCGCTCATATAACACTTTTATAGCTTGTATATCAAAAAAGACTGACATTTTATATGATAATTTGAGACGAGAGTACGGGTATACCAACACCAGTGCTATGCATATAAGTAAGTTTAGTAAAGATTACGGTGTTGGAACATGGGGGGTGTGAAAAAAGATATACATATAGGGAAGTTTAGCCACACGGTGTACCACAGGTTCGACTCCTGTGGGTGGCATTGCACAATACAGTGCATATAAGAAGAAAGAGAGGTATAAAATTATGGCAAGAAAGAGAATGATAACAAGAACTGTTATGCAGACAACGGCAGAGGTTATGACACTTGATATCACCACAGCAGAGGTACAGGTACGCCCTTATGATATTGGCGGTCAGTACAATGATGTAGAGTTACTCAAGAAACTCCAGAGTCTTTTCCAGACTGACACCCTCAAACTTGTACACATTGAATCACAGACCTGTAAAGAGGTATTACTTGGCATGGACGAGGAAGATTTTATCAGACTTGCAAAAGTATTGCCGCCACGTACAACAAATAAAGACTAGGACTAGGGGCAACCCTAGTACCTCAATAAAGGAGTGATAATATGCTATCAATAAATGAGCAAGAAATACTTGTTGATGATTTGCAAGAAATAGAGACAAAACTGTACAATATTAGTGAACAGCTAGGTCCTGATGACGAACTATTAAAAGCATGGTACATTGTTTACAAACGCTTACAAAAGGAGAAAGAGAAAGAAGCGAAAATGAAATCTGAAAATTAAACCATTGTTAAAATTTTCACGAAAGTACCAATACTAGGGTGCGTGACAGGCACGATTATAGTTTCGACACTATACACCCTTTAGTGTACAAGTGTACACACGAACCTTGACAACAAAATAAAGAGGACAGAAAAGGAGAATGTTATCATGGAAAGAATTTTCACAAATGCACTCAAAAAACAGTTAAAACAGCGTATAAAAGGAGATTTATCTGTACACATTGTTGATGACACACTAATTGTAGATATTCAATCAGTAGGTTGTTACACTTGGCATTACACCATTAACAATTTAGCTGTACAAATATCAACAGGTTTATCAAGTAGAATTGTAGCAGATGTTATTGTTAAACAGTACAAGAAATATATTCTATCTAAACATTTTTACTCAAAATAATTCAAAGAAAGTGTTGACTTTTCAAGTACAATGTGTTACAATAAAAGAGTAACAAAGATAAATAACAGTTACGTTGCCAGAGTGGTGTACTCACTTTACAGTACACCCTCACCCCTCTGGACGGTGCAACAAATTGGTAAGTTGCCTAGTGGCAATGCGTTCAACGCTTGTCCGATCAGCACTAGAATAGGTTCAAACCCTATACCGTCCACTGGTACAATATCGTACCTAACTATAAACAAACCAAAGCCAGAAAGGAGAACAAAATTATGGCAAGAGTGCCTATGGTAACAAGAACAATAGTAGCAACAAAAGCAAATGTAATGTGTCTGGACGTACAGGCAGGTGAACCGTGTAACAAGGTTGTTACAGTACCTCGTACCTACAAGGACGATGAAGCACTGATGAAGAAAGTTCGTCCGTTGCTTGAAACGGAGACACTTAAAGCGGTACACATTGTAGACAAGGAAGAAATCGAAACTCTGTACGGAATGACAGAGCAGGAATTTATCCAGTACGCAAAAGTTCTTCCGCCTAGAAACGGTGCAAACAGTGACGAAGAAACAGATAATGAGTAACACAGAAGCAGGTAAAATCTAAAACAGCAAACACAACAAAATATTTAATTAAAAGGAGAACAACACCATGATTAACATTAAAGAAATGAGCAGAGAGTTCAGCGAAGTAGAGCAGTATCTTATGACAATCGCACCGTCGATTGTTTCCATGAAAGACGTTGAGGACGGTGAACACATTACAGTTGACGGAGTTCTGATGTTTGAGGACGTCAAAGAGGTCAGTGGTGAGGTTGTCGAAGTAATGTCAATCATTACACCGGAGAAGCAGGTTTACAGTTGTCAGTCCGCAACATTCAAGCGGTCAATCAACGACATTTCAAACATTATGAAAGGTAAACCGTTCACAGTTATTAAGACTTCTGGTAAAACCAAAGCTAACCGTGATTACATTAACTGCGTACTGGACGTTGAAAGCCTTGCATAAGTTCAGAGTGTAACAGTTAATAAATGGGGGGGCACTATTAGTACCACACTAGAGTGCTTCCCTTGTTTCATTTATAGGGGTGAACGCTATGGCAAAAAGACGAAAACAAACATCTGCGGAACGTGCTTACTCTAAACAAGTCAAGCGTATCAAACAGTTTATAAGTAGAGCAGAAAAACGTGGGTATCAATTCAATGAAGATGTGTTACCGCAAAGACCTAAGCGTGTAACACAAGCAAGTGTTCGAAAACTTGCAAAATTAACACCTGAGAAATTGTACCAGAAAGCGGTCTACGGTGGTTTAGCAAGTTATGGTGAAATAGTACCAGCAACAGAGGGTGTAAAGTTGGAACGCTCTTTAAGAGCAAAGAAAGCGGCAGAAACTAGAAAATATAGACTAGCAGAGCCAGTACAAGAACCTACCAACACACCGGGATTTGTACCGCCCGAAAATATCTCAGAAGATGGGACATTTTTTGACGATGTTGTTATCACTGGTTTTAAAGCTCATGTACGACAATTTAATGAACACGCTAGTAACTTATTACTTTCATGGTTAGACAGAATACTAGCAACAAATGACGCACATGATGTTGCAACAATGTTGAATGATGGAGCAGAAGCAGGTTTGATTGTAACATATCAGATAGTTTACTCACAAGATAAGCTAACACAGTATATGTCTGAAATGTTAGACTATTTACCAGAAGTAGGACCACTGTTTAAGGCTGAAATGATGGACGCAATGGAAGAGGAAGAGGACTTCAGTAGTCCACTATGAAAGTTAAAAAGTATCGTTATTTTATGTGCGATTTTGAAACAACTGTTTACAAAGGACAGGTGAACACAGAAGTATGGGCTAGTGCGTCCGTTGAATTGTTCACAGAAGATGTAAATATTTTTCACAGCATTGGAGAACAATTTGATTATTTTCTAGCACACAAATGTAACATAGTAGCGTATTATCATAACTTGAAATTTGATGGTTCATTCTGGTTATCATATTTGTTGGTAGATAAGGGATATAAACAAGCATACAAAAAGGTAGGAGAAAATGAAAATGATGTTGAATGGTTGCCAGAGAAATTTATGGAAAATAAGTCATTCAAGTATAGCATATCTGATAAAGGTATGTGGTACAGCATTATTATCAAGGTCAACAATCACTTTATAGAGATTAGAGATTCACTGAAATTACTACCATTTAGTGTAAAACGTATCGGAGAAAGTTTTGGTACAAAGCACAAGAAACTTGATATGGAGTACACTGGTTTTAGGTATGCAGGATGTGCCATAACAGATGAAGAAAGAAAGTACATAGCTAATGACGTTCTTGTAGTCAAAGAAGCGTTAGAAATAATGTTCCAACAAGGTCACAACAAGTTGACAATAGGTTCATGTTGTTTGGAAGAATACAAGTCAATTTGTAAGTCATCAACAAAGAACGCACTTGATTACAATGAAATGTTTCCAGATGTGTACGCTATGACGATAGACGAGAAAGCACATAGATACTCAAATGCAGGAGAATATATTCGTAAATCGTATAGAGGTGGTTGGTGCTATCTTGTTAAGGGTAAAGAGAACAAGATTTTCACAAATGGAACGACAGCAGATGTAAATTCTTTGTACCCTAGTATGATGAGTAGTGAGAGTGGAAATCGTTATCCAATAGGTGTACCACATTTCTGGAAAGGAAATATAATTCCAAATGTTGCACTTTCAGACGATAGGTATTACTTTGTTAGAGTAAAGACAAGGTTCTACATTAAACCAGATAAGTTACCGTTCATACAAATAAAATCGTCACTACTGTACAAAGGTACAGAAGCACTTGAAACATCTGATGTGTACGACAAACGAACTGGTGAGTATTACACGCATTACACCGATAAAGATGGTAACATTCACGACACCAGAGTTGAGTTAGTTTTGACAATGACTGACTACGAGTTATTGAAAGAACACTACGAACTTGTAGACTTTGAGATTTTAGACGGTTGTTGGTTTTATAGTGAAATAGGCATCTTTGACGAGTACATTGATAAGTACAAGAAAATCAAACTGGAAAGCAAAGGTGCGTTGCGTGAGTTGGCAAAGTTGTTCCTCAACAATTTGTACGGTAAAATGGCAAGTAGTATGGACAGTAGTTTTAAACTTGCTTACGTCAAAGAGGATAAAACCATAGGCTTTCTACCAGTTGCAGAAGCTAACAAGAAGCCTGGGTATATACCAGTTGGTTCAGCTATCACAAGTTATGCAAGAAATTTTACAATTAGAGCCGCACAGAAGAACTATCACGGTAAAGACAAGAGAGGTTTTATATATGCAGATACAGACAGCATACATTGTGACCTTGAACCAGAAGAGATTGTTGGAATTAAGGTACACGATAAAGACTTTTGTTGTTGGAAACTAGAAAGTTGTTGGGATGTAGCAGTTTTCACCAGACAAAAGACTTATATTGAACATGTTGTTAAAGAAAATTTGAAACCTATTGACGCACCATATAACAATATTAAGTGTGCAGGTATGCCACAGAAATGTAAAGATTTATTTCAAACTTCACTTGACGGAACGGCAGACATTAGCGGGTACATAGATAAGACAACAAAAGTGTTTAAGGAGTGGACAGAAGATGAAAAAGAGTTCTTATTTGAAAAGGAAAGTGGTAAACCAATAAAGAGAAATCTTAGTGACTTTAGAGTAGGTCTAAAAGTTCCTGGGAAATTAAGACCGAAGAGAATACGTGGCGGTATATTACTTATCGACACACCATATGAAATGAGGTAAATTATGGAAATTAAAACTATTGATATTAAATATGTAAAAGATGGTATGGAAAAAATTGAAATTATTAGAGGTGGAGATTGGATTGATTTACGTGTAGCAGAGAATGTTACACTAAAAGCAGGAGAGTTTAAACTGATTCCACTTGGAGTAGCTATGATGTTGCCTAAAGGTTATGAAGCGTTAGTTATACCACGAAGTTCAACATTTAAGAAATATGGTGTAATTCAAGCAAATAGTGTTGGTTTAATTGATGAATCATATTGCGGTAATAACGATGAATGGCATTTTCCTGCATACGCTACAAAAGATATTAACATAACAAAGAACACAAGAATATGTCAATTTAGAATTATTAAACATCAACCAACAATAAGACTTGTTGAAGCGACAGAATTATCAGAAATTAACCGTGGTGGTTTTGGTTCAACTGATGAAAAAATAGTATGAATAAGAAAAGCAGGGACGAACTAAGTTCGTATCCCTGCTTTTCTATTTATATCTTTAACTCATGTACCAAACAAAGCGTTCAGCGAAAACGACAAGCGGTATAGGCACTATCGTTTCAAGTGTGCTACCCTATCCGTCCATTGATGGACACATGAGAAGATACCTTAAAAGTTATCAACACTTTCCACATTGTAATGTGCATAACTTAGTAACTCAACGCACTAAGTACAGCTTCTTTACACCTCATATCCTTAAATCTAAAAGCACCACGCTCAAATAAGTATCTAAGGTTTGACAAAAAGAAATCATTTCTTTTAAGCATAACATAGTTTACTTCATGGTCTGCCGTTGTTACAGTTATTTTAGTCTTAAATGTAACGTCTGGTTTATCATCACAATAAATAAAACCATCTTCTGTAAATTCTCTCAAACCAAAATCAGTTCCTTTATATTTTAGAGTGCAAATATATCTATTTTTACCTGCTGGCTTATCAACAAAACTTTTGTTATCGTTAAGATATACACATTCACTACTATAAGCCACATAAGCGTTTTTAGCAAACGCACGATTAAAACCACTACTTTTTTGTTCTTCACTTGCACTTGAAATAAACCCTTGTTCAAGAACAAAACCGTCACCACGTAAGAACTTTGTATCATCTTTAAGTCTTGCACTTATACCCATTTCAACATAGTACGGATTGATAATACTTACTGGATTACTAAGCATATAAACTGGAACATATCTTACTTGTTCACCTTGACCTCTAGCAATAGAAGTATGTACACTAAGTAACTTCTTAACTTCATCATTACAATAGTGATTTGTTTCACTCTGAAATTCGTCAAATATCATACGCATAATATCTGAAAATAAATGACTATATTTTTTAATCTGGTCTGCACTATTAAGGCTTAAAGCATAACCACAGCTTTTGTCATCTAAAAACAATTCATGGAAGATACCACTTGCCCTACGCTTACTAGTCATTTCATGCCCACTAAAGAACAAACTACCTAAGTCTTTATAGAACTTATCCACAACATCATCAAGTTCATAATTGTACCTATAAATAAGTCCAAACTTCTCACCTTTATCTAAAAATCTATTGATACATAATCTACCAAAATATGTTGTCTTACCGCCAGTACGGTTAGTAGTACACATATAAATCTCTGGTTTGTTACCATTTATGTCCAACATAGACAAAAGTTTAGTACCGTCATAATACTTACTCACGTTATAATCACTCCCTTTTTTCATATTTTATTATAACACATCTATTGAAATTTGTCCACTATTATGATATAATGAACAAGGAAAGGAGTGAAAGAAATGGATATGGATGTTATATTACAGACAGTGAGCACACTTGGTTTTCCTATTGTATGTGCAGTTGCTATGGCTTGGTATGTTAAGTATATCACAGACCGAAACAGAGAAGATATTGACAAACTTAATGAACAACATCAGAATGAAATGAAAGAAGTAACAGTGGCATTAAACAATAACACAATTGCACTTCAGAAGTTGTCCGATGTTATTAGAAATGAGGTGGACAAATGAAAACAGTAATTCTAAATTCAAAAGGCGTTGACGTATACATATTACAAGCTATATTACGCTCTCAAGGTTTCACAGGTCAAGATGGAAAACCACTTTTAATTGATGGTAATGCAGGAAATAACACAATCTATGCAATTAATTCATATCAAAGAATGATGCGTGCATACGGTATTGAATGCGGTACAAATGGCCATAACGACTCTTCCTGTGGATCAAAAATGTGGGAATCCTTGTTAGGTGGTGTTTGCTAATGGCTTTTACTCCTAGACTTACATCAGCAGGTATGCAAGGTTCTAAATATTGGTACAGTGATAATCCGTTTTATCAAGCAAACCTTGGCCCACAACAGACTGGCGGAAATTGTACATGGTATGCGTGGGGAAGATTTTACGAAATTATTGGTCGTTACCCATACGGTTTATCCACTTCAAACGCAACTAATTGGTATTCACGCACAACAGGTTTTTCAAAAGGTAAAGAGCCAAAACTTGGTGCTATTGCATGTTATGGCTACAATAATGGCGGTGCAGGCCATGTTGCAGTTGTTGAGCAAATAACATCAGATGGCATTATAACGTCAAATAGTGGTTGGACATCTGGCAAATATTTTTGGACAGAAAAAGCAAAAAAGAGTAATGGGTATTGTCCTGATTGGATGAACGGTTATTTGCAAGGTTTTATATATGCTGACGTTGATACTGGTTCTATACCAGACCCAACAGATTTACACTGGCAATCTATTCCAGATTGGTTAGATAGTTACACTTCAGAGAAATCAGCAAACAATGCTTATTGCGTTGCAAGCTATTTACTAACAAAAGGATGGTCATTAAATGGTGTTTGTGCATTGCTCGGTAACGCTACAATGGAATCTTTTATCAGTGCAGACTTATTTGAAAAGGGCGTTGCAGAAGATGAAAGAGGATACGGACTAGTCCAGTGGACACCCGCAGTTGAAACCATTATTCCTTATTTGAACAAAAACTATCCAGACTGGCGAACAAATCTCGATGATAACGGTTATGGTCAGTGTCAGCGATTGGATGATGAACGACATAACAACCCACAGGAGTGGTATCCAAACTTTCCATCAGTTCCTACAGAGTTTAGAACGTATCAGACAATGGATGCTTTTTGTACCGCTACAGATGATGTTGGACATATGGCTAAATGCTTTTTGTACTGCTATGAAAGGCCTGCCGACCCGTCAGCAACCATTGAAAAACGAGCAGAGTATGCTAGATACTATTTTAACTTGTTGCAGGGATTTAACCCATCATTCCCAACAGGAAAAGGAATAAGACGCAGAATGCCCATCTGGATGTGGATAAAATACAATTACTAATAAAGGAGAAACAAATATGCCGTTCAAAGAAGGTACTTACAAACATGAAGAAGGATTCACAATTATGGTGACAGAAAATGGAACAACCATGCTATCACCTAATCACCCACTTTCATTAAGACTTAGTCTCTTGTTTGACACAACGAAGTGGACAAAAAATATCATAGAAAGGAGAACATCATGGCAGTAAAAACTAGAGAAGAAATTCTTGCAGAAGTACAAGCCAGATTAGGCGAACAGACTGACGATGAAACAATCTCATTTCTGGAAGATTTTTCAGATACACTCTCTGACTTAGAAACAAAGGCAAAAGGTGACGGAACAGACTGGAAAACTAAGTACGAACAAAATGACGCTGAATGGCGTAAAAAATATACTGAACGCTTTTACAGTTCAGACCCCAACCCTGACCCAGAACCACCTAAACCAGATTATACTACGAAACCTAAGACGTTTGCAGAACTGTTTACAACAGTTTAGCAATAAATTCAATTAAGAAAGGAAGATTAAATCATGGCAAGAAGAATTGCAAACAGTACGCTTAATGCGTCAACCATTGACATTCTCAATGTAATCCGACAGAACGCTTCTTATGATTATCAGCAGAACGTACCGGAAGTTGCAACTGTCAATGACATTCCCAAAGTGGGAGAAATCATCTATGGTACACCAGCATTTGCAAACCAGTTTATCAATGCTCTGGTAAACAGAATTGCAATCGTGCGTGTACAGAGTGCAACCTTTAACAACCCTTACTCTATACTCAAGAAAGGTTACATTGAGTACGGAGAAACTGTCGAGGATATTTTCGTATCTATCGCAAAAGCTGTTGACTTCAATGTTGAAAAAGCGGCTAAACGTGAGTTCCAGAGAACTATTCCAGATGTTCGTTCAGCATTTCACGTTATGAACTGGAGGGTAATGTACCCAGTTACAATTCAGGACGAGGACTTACGGCAGGCATTTCTTAGCATTGAGGGTGTGCAGAATCTTATCGCTAAGATTGTAGACGCTGTTTACACCGCCGCTGAGTACGACGAATTTCTTCTGTTTAAGTACCTGCTTATTAAGGCAATAAGCAACGGAAAAATGTTCCCTACTTCTATTGGAGCAGGTACAGACCTTAGCGAAGCGGCTGTACAGTTTAGAGGTACTTCTAATCTGTTACCATTTATGTCTAATGACTACAATGAAGCGGCTGTTAAAACGAACACACCAAAAGATAGACAGGTTATCTTCATGGACGCTATGTTCAATGCACAGTTTGACGTAAATGTGCTTGCAAGTGCGTTTAATATGGATAAGGCAGACTTCATGGGTAGGCTGTTCCTCATTGACAACTGGACTGACTTTGATAATGAGCGTTTTGACGTTATTAGAGCAAACTCTGATGGTATCGAGGAAGTTACAGCAGAAGAGTTAGCGCTGTTGGCAAACGTAAAGGCTGTTATTCTGGACGAAAACTGGTTTCAGGTTTACGACAATAACAACAAATTCACGGAGAAGTATGTTGCTTCTGGTATGTACTGGAACTACTTCTATCATACGTGGAAAACGGTGTCCAATTCACCATTCGCAAATGCGGTTGTATTCGTAACCTCTTCTGCTGACATTACTCTGCCTACTTCTATTACAGTTCATGTTGACGCTAAAGACGAGAGTGATGTTGCTACAGTATTTACTATAAGTGCTAATTTTGAGAGTGCAGGACTTAATCCACAGAGTGTAAACTTTGTGCAGACAGAAGCACTCACAAAAGCTGGTATAGCTGTTCAGAAATACGGTGGACTTATTATTCCTACAGCACAGCTTGGCACAGAGATTACTCTTGTTGCGGAAATTAATGGTACTACTTATACAGCTACCACCACCATTAATGGTTCTACTGATGTTGACGCAACTGTTACCCTTAACAAGGGATAATATTTTAATGGTAAGGGTGTATCATTTATGGTATGCCCTTACTAGAAAGGAGTGATTGTGTGTATATACAACCAACAACAAATATAAGGTTGCTTAAAGATGTTCCTCTTGATACAACCTATGACCACACAATATACTTTTCTAGTGCAACAGCACAGTACAATTATTTCATTGGTTTGCAAAAATATAACTTAGCTAATTACACCTATCAAAGAGTAAAACGTGGTATAGCTAGAGTTGGAATTAAAGCAGACAATTTGTATGATTGTAATTATATGATGTTCCAGAACACAGCTTACGGAAATAAGTGGTTTTATGCGTTCATAACATCGGTTGAATTTGTTAACAATGAATGTGCAGAGATTTACTTTGAACTTGATGTTATGCAAACATGGTTTTTTGATTGTGAACCAGACTACTGTTTTGTTGAACGTGAACATACTGTGACGGACACTATTGGGGAACATATCGAACCAGAAACGGTTTCTACTGGTGAGTATGTGATGAACGATTATCAACCTATAACGTACATGGCAGATATGGTTGTATGTGTAGCTATTGTTGATACTAATGATAGCACAGATGGTACGTTGTATGATGGTATCTATGGGTCAGCACAGTTATGGGTATATGATAGTACAGATGTACAGAGTATCAATGATAAAGTTAACGAGTATGTTCAGAAACCAGACGCTATCATTGGTATGTATATGTTTCCTAAGATTTTTATTGGCGGAACTATACCAAATACTCATAGATTGAGTTATGGCGCAGGTGCATCTAAAACCACTGTTACGCTTGCAGGTGTTTCAACTGATGATACTCTTGATGGGTATAAACCTAAGAATAAGAAGTTGTACACTTATCCGTATAACTTTTATCATGTTGATAATGCAAGTGGCGGTGAGTTAAGTTTGCGTTATGAGTTCTTTGAAAACCGTACACCAGTTGTTGAAATAAGTGGAACAGTAACACAGCCAGTTGTTGCAATACTTAGACCGTGTAGTTATAAAGGTGTTGCAGGACATAGCAGTCTTGGTGGATATACTACATTGAATACAGAGAGTTTACAGCTTAACAGTTATCCGATGTGTTCATGGAACGTAGACGCTTACCAAGCATGGGTGGCACAAAACAGTGTACCTATTGCACTGAATACCATTGCTAGTGTGGGGCAGATGGGAATTGCAGGTGCTTATAGTACCAATCCTAATGCGGTTATTGGTTCTGGTATTATAGGGCAGGTTAGTGGTCTTATGTCACAGTTTTATCAGGCTTCTATTGCCGCTGATATTAGTAAAGGTAATCTTAATAATGGTGGTGGTAATGTTGCCAATCATAAGCAACAGTTTTACGGTGGACGGTGTAGTGTTTGTCGAGAATACGCGCGAATGATTGACGAGTATTTTACTAGGTTTGGTTATGCTGTTCATAGGGTAAAGAAACCGAACAGAAGTAGCAGACCACATTGGAACTATGTTAAGACTGTTGGTGCAACGGTAACTGGTAGTGTTCCTGCTGATGATATGCGGAAAATTTGTAATATATATGATAATGGTATTACGTTCTGGAAGAATGGGCCAGAAGTTGGACAGTATAACTTGGATAATACAGTGTAAAAAGGTGGTGAGATTAAGATATGGGTAGAAAGCGTGGAAATACGGATATGTTTGCTGACAGTGCTACACTTAATAACTTGACATATATGCAGTATTTAAATAGGCTGACAGAGTTGGCTATAAGCATGTTTGAGTGGAAGAACTTACCGCCTAGTGTTGACGCAAGGTATCTTGAACTTCATCTATTTGAAACTGGTTGCATGGTGTACTTTGATGACGATGTTCTTGGGAACTTGTGCTTGGATTGTATTACAAATGGTAGACTTGATGTGTATGGTAATCCTATTTTGCGTAGAGCTTACTCTGGATATAACAACTATCAGAAGTTATTGAAAGAAAGTAATAGCGTTATTATCTGGAACAATTACTTGCACACAAATAGTATACTTGACGTTAAAATGTTTTCAAGAAGATTGTACAACATTGATAGGATTATTGATGTTAATGCAAACGCACAGAAAACTCCAGTTTTAGTGCAAGGTACAGAGAAACAACGGTTGACGCTGATTAACTTGTATAAGGAATTTGAGGGTAATGCACCGTTCATTTTTGGCGATAAGAACTTGGACTTAAATGCGTTAAAGGTTTTGCAGACAGGTGCGCCGTATGTTTGCGATAAGTTGTACCAGTTAAAGACGCAAATATGGAATGAAGCGTTGACATATCTTGGTATCAGTAATATTAACATTCAGAAAAAGGAACGGTTGATTACTGATGAAGTAACAAGGAATCAGGGTGGTACTATTGCTAGTAGATATAGTAGATTGGAGAGTAGACGTCAGGCTGTAGAAAAGATTAACGCTATGTTTGGTACAAATATTGAAGTTAATTATCGTGAAGATTTTCAGCAGGTTGGTAACGATACTATACCAGAGGACGCAGGTGCAGATACGATAGGGGGTGCTGGCAATGAGTAAATACACGACAGAAGTTAGGTTCATATGTGAAAGCAAAAGTGGGCTTGAAGTAAGTGGCGGAAGTGGCGATGTTGATAACATTATCGCAAGTTCGTGGAATAAGGTGTTTACCACTAAAGCACCTTTCTTTGATGAAAGTTATAGAAGTGTACTTTGTCAGAAGATTTTAAAACACTACTATTTGCGTGAGATTTGTTGTGAAACGGTGGGCATCTGGACACTTTGGATGAATACAAGGCTCGAAGAGATTATGCCGTATTACAATCAGCTATATGAGAGTGCTAAGATTGAGTTCAATCCAATGCACGATGTGGACTTAACAAGTAAGCATGAGAGGAATGTCGAGGGTACAAGCAAAGAAGATGGAACGAGAACAGATAATACTACTGGTAAAAGAACACTGACAGGTAACAGAGATACAGATAGTACAAGTAATGGCACTAGAAATACAACAAATGGTAGTGATGAAACAAAGAGAGATTTGTATTCTGATACACCGCAAGGTGCTATAACTGGTTTGGAGAACGAAAACTATCTGACAAACGCAAGAAAGATTACAGATAGCGTGAACGGAACTGGAAACGAGGAAACTAACACAACTGAAAAGACTGATACTGATTATAGTGAAACAGAGGATACAACTGGAAAGGTTGACGGTATTACAAGTAATACTGGCAGTAGTAACACTACCGAGGATTATCTGGAAACTATTGTTGGTAAACAAGGTACAGAAAGTTTTAGCAGTCTATTGAATAAATTTAGGGAAACTTTTCTTAACATTGATATGCAGGTTATTGAAGAGTTTAGTGATTTGTTCTTTGGACTTTGGTAATGAAAGGAGATTATTATGTCAAACGTAAGAAGTATTACACCGAATGATCCGGCTAATTTTACTCCAGAGTTTGGTAACTATAAGACATTACAACCGTTTCGGTACTGGTGTCAGAAAGTGCTTCCGTTAGTGTATGATGATAGTTTAAGTTATTATGAATTACTTTGCAAAGTTGTGGACTATCTGAATAAGACAATGGAAGATGTGGAAACGTTACACGGTGATGTAACAAACCTTCATACAGCTTATGAGAAATTGCAGGGATATGTTAATGACTATTTCAGTACACTTGATGTGCAAGAAGAAATCAATAAAAAGCTAGACAATATGGCTAATAGTGGTGAATTATATGAAATTATAAGAAGATACACTGACCCTATTGTAAATGAACAGAATGACAAAATTAATGAACAGAATGATAAAATTAATGTATTAAAGTCAAGAATGGACACATTTACGTCATTACCTGAAGGGTCTACTAGCAATGACGCAGAATTACAGGATATTAGAGTTGGTTACAACGGAACTATATATAATACTGCGGGTGATGCTGTACGAATGCAGGTTAGTGAGTTAAATTCCGGTTTAGTTAATTTAGATTGTGCGGTTTTTAATGTAAAAACGAGTTCTGACCTTACTTGGGTTATTGGTGCTGTTAACAAAGCAGATGGTAGACCAGTTACAATGAGCACAAGAATAAGAACTGTAAGATTTATAGCAAATGGCGGTAGTGTAAAGCCACGCAACGGGTATATGATTGGTATTGCTGTTTATAGTTCGGACGATTGGGACGGTTTTGAAAAGTACGTTGACTTCTCGACAAATGAGTATAAATTCGAGTTAGGCAAATACTATGTAATCGTAATAAAAGCAGACCCAGAAGTATCTTTTACGGATACAGATATTACGAATGCGCTGAATATGTTAACTGTCAGATATTGGAACGGGGATAATAAAATCGAGTCAAACACAAAAAATATCGAAGCAACATACGCAAGTATTCAGTCAATTAAAGATGTAGGACTTTCTTCCAAAATAAATTTCTCTGTTGGCGGATTAGATGGGTCTAACGGAAGTATCACTGACAATGCAGAGAGACTCCATAGTGATATAATCTTTGTACGAAAAGGTTCAACTATAAAACTCAAACCAAATAAAAAATTAAAATTTGCTGTCTATAAATATGGTGATTTGCTTGGAAATGAATTTATTAGTTCTACTGTGTTATCTTTGGATGATTACATTTTTACAGAAGGGTGCTATATTAGAATACTGGTTGAAACCGGTGATACAACACAATTAAAAGACATTGATTTTGATTTATTTTCGTTTGACTTAAGTGAATTGAATAACCGTGTAAAATATACGGAATTAACAAAATGGGTAGATAAAGGTTTTATATCAATATCTGAGGTTAATGCTTACACTAAATTTGTGGTTGAGTCTACCAAAGAATGGTCATTCATGGTATTACCTGTCCATAGTGGTGATAAATTCATAGTTTATGGTTACGGTGGAAATAACGCAAGGTTATATGCATTTACGGATAGGTTTGGGAAAGTTTTAAAAAGAACAGAAAAAATAAATATGATTCAAAAACTTATCATAACAGCGCCATCTGACGGGTATGCGATATTCAATGTTTTACGAAGCGATGAGCATAAAGTAATCAAGTTTAATACCAACACCAAAATTGAAAATGATAAAAGAAATCTTATCATTCCACCATATATGCCTGATATGTTTAAGGCTATTACATCTGTACCAAACAACAAAACAACTGTAATGTCATACGAAGAAATAATGGGTGCATGGGAAAATCTTCGACAGAAATACCCGGATTACATCACAAGAACATTACTTGGTAAAGATACATCTGGTACTCTTGATATGTACAGATACGACTTTAAACCTGAAATTGTATTGCTTTCTGGCTCAGTTCAGAGTGGTATGAACAAGATTTACACAAAAGACGATTATCCTATCGTAATTATGGATGCGTGTATTCATGGGGCAGAAAGACCTTGTGCAAAAGCTTTGCTAAACCTTATGGAGTTAATCGCTGATGCAAAAGATTATTCAATCCTTGGTTGGATGAGAAACAATATACATTTTGTCATAGTTCCTATTGCGAATCCGTGGGGCTATAAAAATAACAGCCGAACAAATGTAAATCATGTAGACATCAACAGAAACTTTGAACCATTGTGGGAGCGTGGAAGTTCTGATAGCGCAGATGATAGATTCAGAGGTGTATCACCACTTTCGGAAAAAGAATCACAGCATATTAACACAGTCCTTTCTGAATGTTCGGAAAAAGCTGTTTGTTATTACTCATTTCATACGCATGGATTATTTACTGGGTATAATGCGATGACTAATTTTTCATCACCAGCTTTATTTATGCTTAACGAAATGCAGAACATCGGTATGAGCGTAACAAAGATGATTACGGCATCGGGATGGACGAATCATAATCTACCACAGGATAGCGGATATATCGGACAGATGGAGATGGCATATAGCGCTATGGCATCTTATCAAGGTGCACTACACGGAATCCCTTCCGCTTGCCCCGAAGTTATGTATCGTTATTATGATGGTGGCACAAGCGAAATTTATAACACGGATGTTGACTGTATGAACACTGAGTATATTCTTTATGCAGTAGCAAATGCTTGTAAGAAATTTCTGTATGATAATTAACTAAAACAGATTTTAGTAAACTATAAAATATTAATGATATTATAGTAAAAGGATATGCCCTATAGTAACAAAAAATACTATAGGGTATAACAATGTATAGTACACTGTTTTGTGAAAATTGTAAAAATAAGTGAGTGAGTGTTGTAATTTAATTAACACAAATAAACTGAAAAATGATGAAAGTATTTTTATGAAAAATTACTATCGCATTAGCTTAAACATATTTCACCCAATATAGTATAAATACTGTACTTGGTGGACGTGTAAATGTGTG